TGAGCTCTGGGAACGCCATCCGGTCTTTGAACGCGTCGAGCAGGATCACCTGCGCCTTGTCGCCCTCTTCCTCGTTGTAGAACACCCCCCACGTTGTGCACGCGGAATAGTCGGCCGTGGTCTTGGTCTCAAACGCCGTGTCCCAGCTCTGGATGATGTAGTCGCACCGTGGCGGCTCATCGCCCAGCCATATACGCCAAGACTTGCGCGAGATGATGGCCGCACTGTTGCTGGTGGGCTGCTGCATGTACTGGGCGTTCCAGTACTGGGGGTCAATGCTGGCTTTTGTCGCCTTCAGCGTGGCCAGCGGCCACTGCTCGGGCCACAGCGACTTCTCGTTCTCGGTGCCCTCGTTCAAAATGGCCGGAAGCTCCACGATCTCCCACGGCTCAGCGTCGGGGTTCTTGGCTTGGTAGTCGATCAGGCGGCCAGTCAGGTCCAGCTTGCCCCAGCGCGTCATCACAATGATGATCGCACCGCCCGGCATCAGTCGTTGGAGCGGGCCCGTTTGGAACCAAGACCATGCAGTGTCGAAAGCCAGCCGTGAGTTGGCCTTGACGTCCTGTTCAGAATGTGGATCGTCAATAACGAACAGATCAGCACCACGTCCAGCAAGAGCACCACCCACGCCAGCAGCATAATACTGACCGCCAGTGCTTGTAGACCATTTACCGGCAGCCTTTTGGTCGTCTGCCACCAGAGTCTGGGGAAAAAGTCCATGGTAGTCCTCGTCAGCCAGTAAGTTTCGCACGCGTCGGCCGAAGTCTTCGGACAGACCTGCCGTGTGCGTGCCCATGATGATCTTCTTCTCGGGGAAATTGCCCAAGAAAAACGCCGGGAACAGGTAAGAGCTGAACTCAGACTTACCCATACGCGGCGCAATGTTGATGATGACCCGTTTTTTGGTCCCGGCGATCACTTCTGAGAAGATTTTGGCCAGCTTCCTGTGGTGCGGCCCGATCTTGAAGCCCGGATACACGCTCTTGGCGAACTCGATCATGTCGGTTCGGGCCAAGTTTTTCTGCTTGTGCTCCTGCGCCTTGTCTAAAAGCTCCAACGCCTCCAACTTCTCGGCCGCTGTCAGCTTGCCGAGGTTTTTGAACAGCGCAGAGGCTTGCTCAGGCGTCAGTGGCGGGTTCGTTGTCATCTGTACTTGGGGTGGGGGTGACGTCGGTGATGTCTGTGATGTCCGTCACGTCGGCGTCTGAGACGTCCATGAACTTGGCCAGCTTCTCTTTCAGGCGCTGGTCGATCTCGGCCTCGGTCATGTCGGTCTTCTTGACCTCGATCTTCTCGGTGAACAGGCCCACTTCTGTGACCTTGCCCAAAAGGCCAAGCGCTTTGAGCCGAATGTTGGGGTTGGGACTCTCGCACTCTTCAACCAGCTTGGCCACCGCGTAGCCGCGCAGCTCTTTGGCTTGGTGCACAAACTCCCAGTCGTAGGCCGTCAGCATCCCCACCAGATGGCGCACGGCCGCAGGCGTCTCGATCTTGGAGACCATTTCGTGCTGTGTGGTGATGGGGGATGCTGTTGTCAGGGCCGAGAAAGTTTGACGGGCCTGCTGCTTTTCAAGTTCGGAGACCGTGGTCTCGGCGTCGGGGACACCCATTTCCTTGAGCCAGTCATTGGTGCTGATCTTGCCGTTGAGGTGCTCAGCGGGCGTGACCTTCTCCGCCGGGGCGGGCGCTTGTGACTTTGGCAGAACTTCGGGATCGAAGTCGATGAGGTGATCTAACATTTGGTCCAAGTGGATTGCGGGTTGCTGTCCCGATGCGCGAAGTATATACTCACATCCGGCTTTGATGCAACTTCGGTTGGTTCATTGCTTCTCCTTGGGTCAAGCGACCCCTTAACCCCCCGTGGCAACCCGGGGGGTTTTTTTCTGCCTGAGTTTTTTCAAAATTTTTATAAAATTTTTTGGAGGGGTGTGTTTTTGTACAGGGGGGTGGGTCGCTGGGTTTTTGAAGTTGTCTAAGTTTTTACAAAATGGTGGGAGCGGGTGTGAAACAGTGTTCATGCGGGCAGCATGTCGCCTCATATATACGGCTTGGTGGGGGTACGGTGGGGTTTCAGGTTCCCGTAAAAGGTGCTGTAAACCCCCCATAAGTAATATGAATGTGTCAGTTAACACAACTACGGCTGACATTTCATCAACCACTCGGAGAAACTTCATGAGTAAAGCAACTAAAGTCGAATTGACATACGCTCAGTTCGCACACGACCTCGGCGCTCACCAACGCCTGACCCTCGCCGTGTCCCTTGTGTGGCACAAGCAGTGGCTCAAAGCCACGCCGCAGACTCGCAGTGCGATGCGCGAGGAGTTCATGGCCAACTTCACGATGGGCCTGCTTGAGTGCACGATGCCCCAAGCTGTGAGAATTCTCACAGCCACGATTAGCCAGCGCACCAAGGCACAGCACGCCGCATACATGGCGGCATCGCAAAAGTTTAAGTACCACATCTCACGGGACGGCGCGAAGAGCAAGCCGAGCACTCCTGTGAGTCAGCCGCGCATCAGCACGGCACTGCGCTCGGCGGCGATGGACTTCCTCGGCAACTTCGAGGGCAAGAATCGTGAGGAGCAGATCAAGCAAGCCTTGTCCATCCTGAATGCACTTAAGTAATCTGTGAGATTTCTCACAGCCAAACAGCGGGCGAGGCTGGCCCGTTGTTCCATCCCGTGTCTAACACGTCTAGCCAGCGTGTCCTTTGGAGAAACTTCCATGATTAAGTCACAAATCCACTGGCGCGAAATCACAGCGCAGGGTGAGGTCAACGGGCGCTGGGCTATCGAAACCCGCTCCGGCACATTGGTCTGTGACCCCGCCCCCAACGAACCGGACGATGTAACCTTCACCGCACCCAACGGCAAACGCTACTGGGATTCGACAAGCCACAGCCAGTGGACAACCCGCAACAACTAAGGAGACAACCATGCGTAACACCAAGCAACCAGCCATCGAGACCCTCACCCAATGGCGTGACCAAGCAGGCGCACTCTGGTGCGCTCAGGTCTACTATCCCAACGGCCTGAAGAACCGCACCTACAACATCGCCCTTGTGTGCAAGGTGGGCACAACCATCAGCATCCCTTGCGCCTCCGTCTCACAGCTGTGGCATGAGGTCAGCATCCGCCAGCAGCAGGCACTGCCCGGCTTCTAACATTGGGCAGTCTGTGCAAACCACTAACTTTAATGCCCAAAAATGGTGTCCGAAAAGATTAGTCCCGTTTTTGCATTTCGGACGGCGTCTAACCCGCATGGTTGCGTGGCTCCGCACAAAACTGTCCTCTTTATCTATCTATAAAATAATTTTATAGTATAGAAGAAGAAGTGTTAGTAGTAGGTGTATGCTCTCAGTCGTTCAGTTTGTTCAGTAAACTTAAACTAAAGCTGAGGCTATATATGTTTTTAAAAAAGATAGATAGTCGGACAAAAAAAGCTCTAAGCCAGCAACCATGCGGGCTTGAAGCCGTCCAAACTGACACAAACAGGGCTAACCAATTCGGACAGTTCCCTGCCAACCCATTCATTTAAGGAGTTTTTCATGGACGAATCAATCAAAAAGTGGTGGCTCGATGTGAGCGAGGCCCGGCTTCGCACCACCTTGCTCTCAAAAAAGATGCCGCCTGTGCTCGTTGGCCAACTCGTGGCCCGTGTGCAAGAGATGAAAGCCGAGCGCCGAAAGGCCCGCATCAAGGCCACCACCGTGGTCAACAGTTGGGAGGCGCTACTCGAAGCCGCAAGAGCCGAGCGCCAGACTGTGCATGTCCGCAAGACGCAGACCAAGAAACGAGCGCCGGACGACCAGCGCAAGTGGGAGGCCTTGTGTGCATACGAGACTGCAATCACCGCCGTGATCGAACGCTTGGTCAAGGTGCGTGACAGTTCAGAGCACACCCCTAAACAATTCGTTGCCTACCTCAAGGAGGAGACGGGCCGCATCATCCCCCACGGGGGTGAGCACTGGTCTGACTATGTGAAGGCCAGCGACAAGCAACGCATCACCCTCATGTTCGATGCCCTACCCCAACCAGCCCGAGGCAGACGCAAGACGCCGTTCGAGCGCCGCATGACCAAGGCCATGCACAAGGCACAGAAGTTTGCGATGAACGCAGAACTGATCAACTCCATCGCCAGTGCTGAGCGTGAGTATGAGGTGACGACCGACCCGGAGGCGCAGGCCAAGCTAGACAAGCAACTGGACGCCATGTACAGGGCGCAACACGTACTGGACAGCAACCCACCAGCAGTCCTGCCACGCACATGGCACGG